TTAAAGTCTAATGTAAATAATCTCTTAAGGAAGCTCTTCTTATTCTTATACTCTTTAGTAGTATAGATATATAAATACTAAGTATTCTCTAGTTTTATACCTACCCATACAGTATCATTACCTATAGTATAGTATACTTTAGTAAGATCGTTATACTGTATACTATCTGTATAAGTAGTGTCTTTAAGTATTTCTTTTAACTAACCTCCTACCTCCTTACCTTCATTAACGTCTAAAGTCTACTTTTGAGTTGCTGCAGTGTTTATTTCCTTAGACTTTATTTTATTATTTTTAGCTACACTGTCTAGTTTTTGTAGCAATTCGTCGTTCTGTTGATGCAAATCCTTAATGCTTAGCTATAAAACATTATTGGCCTACTAGGATCCGGCTAGCGAACCCTAATAGGCCTCAATGTTGTTCTGAGCCATTTCTAGGCTCTCTGACAGCTTTTTATTCTATTTGTGGAGCATTATACCCCAGCCAAGTAAAAAGGCCACAGCGAGGCCTAAAATAGCTTTAAATAAGGTTTTACGATTCGCTATCAACAGCTTCATCAGCGTCAACATGTTCATCGTTCAAATCTATTTCTGTTCCTATATAATCTTCACCTTTTTTCTTAAGGAATTTACCTAACGCTTTCCACGGACCGTCTGGGTTAAGTGTATTTAGGTTCTCGAGTATAGACCACATCTCCGTCAAAGAGATTATAACGGTCACACCTCCAGTTAAAACAAACACCCCTTCGGAACCAAATACAGAGTACTCAAGTAATCTAGCAAGAGAGATAAGCGAGAACTCGTCTAATAGTTTAACGATCGTCCCCTTCCAGTTTTTATTGCTGGTTATCTTCTTGTTTTGCTTGCGAGCAACCTTGATGCCATAAAACATGTCAGCTGCCGTAAATGCAAAGCAACATACTAACAGTGCTACTATTGGCGAATATACAGCCGTAAGCGTAGCACCAGCGCCAATTAATAGTTTACCATACCATGTGTCCGCAGAAAGACTTTCAAACATATGTCCGATCGATTCAAATAATTTAGTCATTCTGCTCTTCAGTTGGCTCTTCATACCAGCCAGAGATTGGCGATATGTCGATATTAATTGAATTACTATCGTTTCTATCGAGAGTAATAGCGTTGTTGCCATACGAACCACGTACAACGAATGTATCTGGAACGTTTGACGAATCTTCCGTATGTACAATCTCGATATTCACTGGATTATTAACAATATCCGTCTGGTCTATATCATCTGCCATCAACTCAAAGACTCCGTTGAGTCTGGTTGAAACTGAACGCTTATTATCGCTGTATCCATTGTCGTATACGTCTGCTATTACAATCAGATCGTACACACCAGGATAAAGCTGAGCTTTTGCAGGAAATAGTACCTCTACGGTATCGAACGCTGTAGTATGATAAACATCGCTGCAATATTCTGTAATGTTTACTTCTTTGATAGGAGCGCACTTCTTCCAGTTGGGACGTACCCCAAAGCCGCTGTATTGATTAGCAACAAAAGCTTTGTACTTTGGGTACGATCCACAGGAATTTATATTGTATTCGTTAGGTTCGAATTCATTTACAAAAGGCTCGGTAGGAAATCGGCCAATAAATCTATTCTTCTTCTAATACTCAGCTGCAAGATTCTCCTTCAACGTTCTGTTGACAAAGATTGCTTTTGCAAACTGAACATTAGCTTCGCCGTTTTCGTACGTTAAGCGTACTTTTAGGCGGATGTCATTTCCCTTCCTTACCTTCATAGCAGTAAATATTTATCAACCAACAAAAGCCTTCAGCACTGCGTCAACAGTAGCAGCACCACCAGCGGCACAATAGATCTCTACAGACTCCTTAGTCTTACGCTGCAAGTCGTCTGCGGTACGATACATGCGCTCGAACTCGAGTGTGATAGCATCGTAGGTCTTAGTGAGATCAGTAGCCATAGCAGGCTTGATGATTGGCCAAGTACCCTCGCCGTGGTTGATGATACCCTGATAACCCAGAGAACCAGCCTCACGATCGCGAACGAGCTTAGCGTCGCCAATCCAAGTCTTTCCAGGAACCTTATTGATCTTAACGCCGTCGGGGAAGTGCTTGTTGATAGACTCCCAACCCTCAGCGGCAGGGTCAGTGAAGTATACGTTAGCGTTGAAACGTACCTTGTTGTACCAGTTGATAGAATCTACGCTGTTATCGTCAGTGTACTTCATAGCCTCGAGCTGGATAGCCTTACCACCAGCAGCGGCAGCGAATGACTGGAATACGCCATCCTGGCTATAAGTAGCATTACCAACGGTAGCGATAACACGAGCACGCTTGTACTCCTTGTTGATCATGTTGGCGATGTTCTTAGCAATAGTAGCCTTGGTGTCGCCAGCAGCGGTAACATACTCATAAGACTCAGTCCACTTGCGGAAGCGAGTTGGCAGATCCTTAAAGGTCAGACGAACGATTACTCTCTTACCACCCTGAGCAAACTTAGCTTCGATGTCAGCAGCCAGAGCGTTGATATCGATAACAACCTTGTCCTCAGAAGTAGCCTTAGCAGCAGCGTAAGCGTTGCAAACGTAACTCTTAATGCTGTCAGAGCTAATGATGTTAGACCACTTGATAACTGGCTCGTAAGAGATAGCACCGGTAGAATAGTCTACCTTTGGAGCATTCTCCTTAGTAACGATACCAACCTTAATGCGATCAAGATCACCGGCGTTAGATGCGGTAACTGCATAAGGATTAGCAAGACCCTTATCGGCGAAGTCCTCGTCAAGAGTCATGAAAACGAACTTACCTGCATCTGCAGATGGAACATCCTGATTTGAAGCAGCAGGAGCTGCTGAAAGAACGTTGCTCGAAGCCAGATTGCTAACGAGCACGGTATTTACGTATGTAATCATATATTAAATTAATTTATTCTACTCCCCCTATGCACTAAGGCTAGACCTAACTAGCTGGGGTTTCCACGTTTAAATTATTGTTATTCTTGTGTGAGAACCTCATTAGTAAGAGTATTATATCTCTGATCGCCTTGGTTCTCAACGTACATTTGGGCGGCAATCTTAATTATCTCAGCCCATATATTATCTTCAAAATCCTTATATTCCTTAAAAGGATCTTGAGAAGTTATCTCCTCAGGTACTTTAAGATATCCGAGGGTATATTTTTTAATCTTATAATTCTTGTCCGTAAGTAATCTAAATCCCTCCTTAGTACGGACTCTAAGCGGGCGAGCGCGATGATGGCGATAATGAAAGTCTGTAAGAGAGTTATTAATACGGTACATAAAGTTATCTGCTGTACACTCAAACACACAGGTGTCCATTAAATATTGATCGTTCAAGTCCGATATGACCACATCCTCGTTGAGTACATACAACATTTTATCCACGCCCTCCTCTGAGCCATCTGGATAGTCGTATTCGTATACGTCGTAGTTAATGTGACTATCGTCTGTGGCAGAGTCAAGCTCATATTCTTTCTCTCTAAGCAAATTAATCAAATCGCGCGTACGCTTCTCATTCTATTCGTACGAAGTTCGCTTTGGAGCATTGCCGTTAAAACGATCTTTAACAAACTTCATTATAGCTTGGTTTATCCAATATAATGAATCATCTGTCAAAGGCTTCTGGAGTATGTCGTTTATTTTAGCTATTTCAAGTTCGAACGACGCTAGTATATCTACTCCCTTCATAGTTATTGTTGTGCTTTAGCGTTTTGATTCTATTGTTGCTCTACTTGTCTCTTCTTAGCTTCAGCGCCAGCTGCAAACTGTATATACAAGTCTAATGCTCCTGTTACAAGATCTTCAAATGCATCCATAGGAAGTTCACATGGAGAAGATGTCATAAGGTCCATATACTTCGGAACCTTGTAGTACGTGAGACCAAATGTCGTCGGCGTTGTATATCCGTCACAGAACACGTCTATAGTTCTGTCACAATTTAAACAAGCAATCGGCTGTCTCATTATTCTCATGTTATCCTATGGTCTAGTAACCAGTGCACTAGCGTCTGTTTGCGATACCAACACGTTTGGTACAACACCGGATGCGCCCTCCTACGCTGTCGTGTTTTTCATACTATAAGAGCGACTTACTCTTGTTGTGCTGTTCAAATATAAACCAAAGTCTTCTGGTAGATTTATTGAAAACACATTCTCTGCGTTTGGCGTAACTGAATATGCTTTATATGTCAACAAACCTTGTAGAATAGTTTCTACATACGAAGATAACTTTGACGGTGAAGGTACATTATCTAATTGTTTGTATATATCATGTATAAACTTATCCTAATACTGATTTAAGAATGAGTATATAGTTTCTGTGTCAAGCTTCTATTGAAACTCCATATCAGAATCCATCACCTGTAAGCGGCGCTCGAATTCAATACCTAATTGTCTAGTCTGTTCTAATGTCATGATTCAAGCCCTCTCATATTAATCTTAGTATTAAGTCTAGTTGATTCTACGTTCTCTAAAGCCATTATTATGGCAAGGCTGATTAGCTCCTCTGCCATATTATCTAACAGTTCAAATTGTGTACCGTCCGAGAAGTCAGCAGTCTTTCTTACAGTCTCTGTACGCTGCTCTTCTCCGTCTACTTCCTCTATCGTAACATCTACTACAGTAGTAGCAAATGGTGCTGGCTTATGTATGTATACCAGGTGAGCATCATCATTAGAAGTAACCATTGGTTTGTTTATAGGATCGTATACAACATTTATCTTGCCGTCTTGCATATATGCAACAGGATTCTTAACCCACGGCATGTTGTATGGAGTCACCATAAACTTCTCGGCTACATCGTGTGATGTAAGCTTAACTGGTACTACACGAATAATCTTCTTGTCATATGGACCATTCTATACAGTAGCAGACTCTGCAAACGTGTTTACTGGATCTCCTACTGTGCTAGAATAATACATATTTTGCCAGTCGATTGTAGTAGGCATCTCATCAGGATTTGTACTGTAGAATAACTCGTATGGATCAATAACGTTATTGCCATCCTGACTTTCAAAGTTCTACTGTGAGTCAAGTACATTATGTTCTCCAACCTGTATAGAACTCTCTGTGCCAGCGTTGTATTCTAACAGCATTTGTACATAGTACATGAAGTCTTCGGGTATAGTAACCTCAGCTACATTTATACCCATCTGATTATGTGACGCTGCATCAAATGGTAAATCCACATGTTTAACGAGCGGCTGTACATCAGCAATGGCTTTGACGTCTGATTCAAACGGAACCTGTCTGGGATTATTGCCAGTAACCTTCTGAGCAATTAGCGCGTAATAAGCTTTATCTAGAATAGTAGCAACTTCGTATTCTGTTAACGATGGATATGACGAAGTAACATTTGCCTTGTCATACTCTATCATGAACTTAGTATATATATCGTTATGCGTCATATCTCATTTAATTCGTAAGAATTACTTGTTTTGTGTCTCGTTAATGATAGAAAGCTTAAGGTCCTGATTCTTCTTATCATCCAAGTATGCGATAGCATCCTCGAGAGAATCTGCAAACATATCTGAACCGTAGAAGTAGTGTGTCTTGTCCTTGCGAATTACACCCTTAGCAATAGCCTCTTCAAGAATAAACTCAGTCTCTTTTGCTTTATTGTTAACCCACTTCTCAAAGAAACGCTTAGGCTGCTTATCTACAAGACCAAACAACGTAGACTCTACAAGCTCGTTAGACATTCTGTCAGCCTTAACACCGAACAGTCTAAGACACTTACGCATCTGCTCAAGAGTAAGCTTATCGAACTCTTTAATAGCTTCTCTGCGCTGCTTGTTAATCTTGTTTGCTTCTACTGCTTCTGCCTCACGGTTGATGAGCAAGTAATCCTTACCAGCTGTAAGCTTATCCAATGACGTAGCTACTCTCTTATGATTGCTAAGGAACTTAATAATCATTTCCTGGCGGGGAATAGAATCGTCTAAGATAAGACCTCTAGCGCCAACCTTTACGCAGAAGTTTGTCCAGAACGGACTTGTTTTAGCCAAATGGCCCTCTTCATAACCAAGAGCTTTCTCGTAATATTTTTCATCCTCAGGTGTAAGACCTGTGTATATCGACCCGGAGCGTGTGAAGTATGGTGCAATATAATCAAAACAAGCCTTATACTTTACAAACGAACCCCAGGGATTCTTTTTCTTAATCTTTAATTCAACTACCATAATTATACAATTAGTATGTTGTGATGCCGGTCGGGGAGCCGAAGCCCCCCTCGGTCATCAATATATTTCTTTAAATGAGATTAATCAGATACCGTCGTTGCTGATTTCGGTATCCTCAGCGTCGCAGTACAGTACACCGCAAGACAGTGGGTTACGCAGCATGATACCAACCTCACCGAGGAAGTGTACCTGGTAACCATCACGGCTGTTAGAACGCAGAGTGTTGATGCTGTTAGCATATCCGTTAGGTGCTACAGAACCACCAGTATACCACTGTACGAACTCACGACCCTTACGGCAAACCTTAACAACGTTAGCCTGGCCATCACGTGAACCGAGGTCAACGAACAGGAATGTGTAAGACATCAGTGGTTTACCAGTCAGTGGGTGCAACTGACGGAACAGCTCCATGTTGTCGAACATAGCGCAACGCTTCAGAGTCAGCTCGATACCGTTAGTCATCTTGTAAGTGGTGAACTGGCCACCAAGAGTCAGGTTCTGACCGCTACCAGTTACGAATACGGTGTCAATCATGTTGAAGCCAGCTACCTTCTCCTTCAGGATGCGGTCGAACTCACGAATACCCATCTCACCAGTCAGAGCCATGAACTTACGCTCATTGGTACCCAGCAGGTTGTAGCAGAGGTCGAAGAGGAAGTCCTCGAGCAGCTCAGCTGTCAGAGTGGTGTAGTAACGTACGTTAGCTGGAGAAATCTGCTCGAACAGACCAGACATCTTAGCAACGTAACGACCATTAGTACCCTTCAGGTTATAAGTACCGTCAGCCTGACGATTACCCTTACCGAACAGGAGTTCCTTCTCCTCACGCTTCTTCCACTCACGGAGAGCAATCCAGTACTGATAGTCAGACCACAGATAAGAAGTCTTACCAGACTCGGGATCCTTCAATGCGATAGCAAGTACAGTGCTATAAGCGTCACCAGTGATATCGTAAGACAGACGGAGAGTCTGCAGCTGGTTACGCATCTTGAATGGGGTCTGATAGTTGATGATATCAGCCTCATCACTGTACTCCTCGTATGCAGAACCCATACGGCTTACCTGACGACCTGGGAGCAAGAACTCACCAGGAATATAAGCAGCATTGCTCTGGTCAACTACGTAACACTCGTATACCCAAGCGCTACCATCCTGATAAGGTGTGCCGTTTACACGAACCTGGAATTTATAATCATCGAAGCTCAAGATTGCACCTGGCTTATTTGTT